AAGATCCTGTATTATTCACAACTATTAAGAATAATATTAAAGCTGCTGAAAGACAATTAGATATTCTTAAAATGTCTTTTGAAGATATTACTTCTAAAACAGGTGCAGTAAGAGATATATTTAAAACTGATATTACAGATAAAGACTTATCTAAAATGCCTGACGCAATGGTTTCAGGATTAATTGGTGCTGCTCAACAATTTAAGATTGCATTAGACGAAGCGTTGTCGCAAAGCGGTAATACTTTCACAGATGAAGCTAAGAAAATCTTTGGCAAATTAAAAGAAATAGAACGTGTTGGTGCATTTATCACATTCTTTAAAGATCTTGCTAATAGTGTTGAAGATTCTTTCACTGACGGTATTCAAGCGTCTTTAGATAAGGTTAAAGGTGGTTTACCAGATCTCAACATTAGTGCGTATAGATTAGCATCAATGCCTAACAGTGGTCGTGATCTTGCGTCTGAAGCTAGTGACCTTTCAATGCTAAAACGCATTGCAATGATGTCAGGATTGACAGATGCTCAAAAGACTATTATTAATAAGTTTGATAGAACTAACGCACCAGCCGTATTAGCTGAACTAAAGAATGCTTTTGGTAAAGATCTTGATAAAGTTTTACAAACACCTATTGATAGAAATATTGAAGCTACTAATAATCTAATCACATCATTAGATAATTTAGGTGCTAAAATTGATAGCTTAGCTGGCAAAGGTAAAACTGGCAATTCAGAAGTTACAGCATCAGGAAACGTTAAAGTTGAGCCTCCGTCAACTAACACCACAGCGCGATGGGATAAGATATCTAAACAGTCTTTGACAGAAACAATGTCATCAGCTGCAGCTTCTATTGGGTTAGCTCCCGAAGTAATGAAAGCAATTTCTGATTGGGAAACGGGACATCAGTTAAAAATTAGATCAGCAATGGGTGGCGGAAGTACTAATAATTTATTTAATATTAAAGCCGAAAAAGGTTGGAAGGGCGATGTTTCCGCAAGACCTGCTGATGACGGTGGTTATTTTAAAGCTTATTCAAGTCAAATGCAAAGCATTAATGATTTTCCAGAATTTTTAAAAAGAAATCCCAGATATAAAATTGCATTGACACATGTTAGAGATTCGCTACAATTCTTACAAGATTTACAAGATGCAGGATACGCAGGTAAATCTAAAACATGGGCAGGAAATGTAGGTAGTTTATTAGGATTAAAAGGGAAGGCAGCTGTCATGCAACCCGCAGTAAAACCGCCAACCTTTGTTGCTTCTAGCGAAGCAGTATCTAATCAAAGTGTTGCAGGAGCTATAAAAGATATTGATCTACAAACGCGTGCTATAACAGCTAGTGTAGATACCCAGATGAGTAAATTAAAAGAAATTCAAGATTATTATGGCACAGGGACTAGAGAGACGTTAGTTCAATTTGGTTCATTAGACAAAGATATTGCTAATAAACTTGATGCATCGTCTATTGAATTTATATCAGGATTAACAACAACTATTGCTGGACAAACTGATAAATTAAATCAGGCGGCCAATAATAACCAACCTATTGAAGAATATGTAAAAGCATTGAATAACGCAGTGGCAACTAAGACAGCTTATTTAGAAGGTCTTGCTGCAAATAATCCTGCAAATGAGATGACAAATTTTATAGCATATTCTAAAGGTGCAGGTAAAAATGTTAGTGCTGTACTCGGTAAGTTTAGTGGCCTTAGTAGTGATGTAGTTGATACAATGTCAGCTGCCCAGAAATCAACACTAATGGCGATGTCTATATTACGAGTTGACTTAAAAAATAAATTAGCTGCTGAACAACAAGCTGGTGAATCTACTGTTGATACAACTAAGAAGTTGAAAGATCTTGATGACGCTACAAAAGACTTTGGAGATTCTGTAACTGAAGCTGCCAATGCTGCACGAGACGCTGGTAAAGCATTTTCAGAGAGTATTACATCAACATTTAAAGATGCATTCAAAGGTTTATTAAACCAAAATAAAGATGAAGGTAAATCTGTACTTGGTACTTTTGGTAGCAAATTAATGGCTGGTATTAAAGACCAAGTAGTTAATATGTTTACTGATTCATTTACTACTACTATTGGTCTAGGCAAGGGCGGTCCACTATCTAAAGCATTTAATAATGCAGGTAAAGGCATCTCATCTATGTTTAGCGGTATTGGTTCTGGTGTTAAAGATATCTTTACTGGCAATATGACATGGAATAAATTCTCTGGCGGTATCAGTAGCTGGTGGGAAGATCTCACTAAAAAAGATATTTCAAATATGTCCCCTGAAGAAATTCAAATGTCTGCCGCTGAGAAGTTCTCTGCAGCTGTTGATAAATTTGCAGGATTAGGCGGCGATGCAGGTGGCGGTGCCCCAAGTCCACTTCCTAATATTAAAGCTGATACCGGTAATTTCTTCACTAATATGTTTGAACCGGGTGGTTTATTTGGTGATGACTTGCAATCAGGAATTCCTGGTGCTGATAATTTTGTTGGGCCTATTCAACCTGGCACGCAAGGTGGTTCTGATTTTGTTGGTCCATTACAAGGCACTACAACAGGCGCTGATGGATTCTTTAGTGGCATAGCGGATTGGTTTAAGAATTTAAATTTTAGTTTTGCTGCAACTGGTGGTAAGGTAGTCGGTCCAGGTACTCAAACATCTGATTCTATACCAACTATGTTATCTAATGGTGAATTTGTTATTAATGCTAAAGACGCTAAAGAAAATATGGCGTTATTAGAATCAATTAATAATGGAAAAGTTATCAGAAGATCGGCAGGCGGTATTATCGGATCTGTAGCAGGAATAACAGGAACTGTTGGGAGCTTAACAGGGAGTAGCAAGCTTAGTGGCATTGGAGGAATTGTAGGTGCATTAGGTAATTTAGTAAGAGCGTTTGGCGGAGACCCTGCTGATAAGCTTTTAGCTGCAGCAGAACACTTAGAAGCGGCTGCAACAGCGTTAGAGAATGCTGTCAGTGCAGGCGGGTTAGGCGGAGCTGTCGATAAAATGGCAGGCGTATTTGATGCCAAAACTGCAAACTCACTTGGTGTATCAAATGGTATAGACTCTAATGGAAATAATATTAATTTTGCTCCAGGAACAATACCAGAGGGTATGACCAACTTCTCTAGACAGACAGGAATGGATAGTGCAACTACTCAAGGTATTCCTGATACTAGTGGTTATGGTGCTACACCTGAGTTAACACCATTACCAGGTGCAGGCACTATGGGTGGCGGTCCAGCTCCTTTAGCTGATAAGATAGGTCTTCCAGGTGAAGGTGGCGGATTCTTTGGTGGTATAATGGATTGGTTTAAGAACCTTGACTTCTCTAAAATGTTCGGAGCTCTTGGCTTCGCTACGGGCGGTCAGGTTAGAGGTGCAGGATCAGCAACTTCAGATTCTATTCCAGCTATGTTATCTAATGGTGAATTCATTGTTAACGCTGCGGCCACCGCAAAGAACTTACCTATGTTACATGGAATTAATAATGGCGAAGTCGAGCATCATTTCTTAGGCGCATTAGCAGGTGTTATGTCTATTGCAAGCTCAGGTATGAGCATTGGGCAACAAGCCGCGTCTATGGCAGACGGTGGCGGAGGTGGCGGTGCAGGTGGCATTATGGGTATACTTTCAAAGATACTTGGTCCACTGTTCAAAATGATTGGACCATTAGCTAAAATATTCCCCGCAATCGGAAACTTATTCGGTGGTGGCGGTATGCTTGGAAGTCTATTTAGTAGTAGTGGAGCTAGTCCATTAGGTGCCGCAGGTGATGCATCATTGGGTAGTATGTTCTCAGGTTCAAGTCTTGGATTATCATTTGCTAAAAACGGTGGATTGTTCTTGGCAAGTGGCGGTATGGTTACAGGGCCAGGTACTAGTACATCTGACTCTATACCGGCTATGTTGTCTAGTGGTGAATATGTAATACGTGCATCAGCTGTTTCTCAGCATCGTGATTTGCTACATCAAATCAATAGTGGACAAGTGCCAACATTTGCCACAGGCGGTGTAGTAGGTGCAGCTGCTCCAGTAATGGCAACTCCAACAGCCAGTAATTTTAAATCAGTAACAACTACAGCAGGCGCTAATAAAGGTCAACAAGTAATAAATCTCAACATAACTGGAGATATCTCTAGACAAACCAAATCAGAGATTTATAAAATGATGCCTTCTATTGCAGATGGTGTTAATTCTCAAAATAAAGAAACAGGATATAAAAGATAATGATATATGGTATCTGGGACGGGACTAAAGTTATTGCTTCTTTTGTTGTACCAACGACAGTAAGAAGTAATCAACCAACGTTTTCATCAGATACCCTTTCATTAAAAAGAGTAACCTATAGACGCACAGCACAGAGATGGGAAATAGACTCGAAGCTATTTCCCCTTCATATGACCGCGCAAGACTTAATGGTTAGTTTTATAGTGAACGGGCACGGTGAAACAGTTCAAGCGGTAATGCCGCAAAATGTAGGTGCAAAAGCAGCAAAGACAATGACATTTCAAATAGGGACATCGTCAGCTGCTAGTGCATATGATTCAACAGTAACAATTGGGGCTGTAAGTAGCGGTAACGGAAAAGTAATACCTAAAGGTACATTTATTAGGTTTGCAGATCCATCACATACCAAAGTGTATATGTTAACTGCTAATGCTATTATTTCAGGCACGGCACCGACTACATTATATGTGTATCCGCAATTAAGAAAAGCTGTACCTTCGGGTACAATTATAAACTATCAAGATGATGTTATCATCAATTTAAAATATGACACAGATACGGTTATTGGAATGGTATATGAAGATGGTATACTAATGGATAACGGTGTGATTAAACTTATAGAGGCAGTATAATGATCTCATTCACCCCTAATATAACAAAAGCATTAAATAGTGATGCAATCGAGTTTTTCTCATTAGTGCGAATAGAAAGAGCCGCACATGAAGTAGATCCAATACCTATCAATTTATATGCAACTACTAGCCATTACAATGATATTCAATTATTAGTAAATGGGAGTCCTTCAAGTAAATATAACTATATTGCTGATGGTACATTATATGCAGTAGATCCTCCTCAAAACTCTTCAGTAGTTGACAGAGAGCAATATAAGATTGCATTTGCAGACCCTGACTTTTCAAAGCGAGGTGCAACAGAAGATAGTCTTGTAGGTAGAGTTGTTGAGTGTAGATTAGGATTTGTTGATTCAGACCCCAGTTCTCCTACTCACGGTAAACCTTTCTTAAATATAGACGATACTATTGTAGTGTACAGAGGAAGAGTAGATGGTGTCTCAGCTAGTATAAAGGCGGGCGGCTTAGGTGAAAGCATATTACAAATAACAGGCTCAAGTCCAATGCGTAATTTAGACATGAAGAAGCCATTCTTCCTGAGTCGTGAAAAGACTAAACAAAGAGAACCTCTTGATACTTCGTGCGATCAAATTTATGAAGGCTCTACTGGTATAATTGTCAAGTGGGGTAGAAAATAATGGCAGCGATTACAAGCTTAGTTTTGGCAGGTATTTCCTTGATCTTATCTGTAGTTCAGATGATTATGGTTAAGAAGCCAAAAGGCCCAGATATGTCCGGAGTAGAAGCTCGTAAGGGTTACGAAATGGTTGTAGAGGGCAAACCAGATAATTTAGCGGTAGTATACGGCAGGGCAAAAGTAGGTGGAGTCAGAACTTATCACGCTACATCTGCTGTATTTGAATATGTAACATCTAATGCTAATAAATCATTTGTATCAGGAGTAGAGGGTAATTATTCGGGCAGTATAACAGAGAAAGAATATAGCCCAACTGCAGGTACAAACGTTACTGTACTTAAAAATTGGCAATCAACAATTAATACTCAATTGGATGAAACTCTCCAGGGTAAGAGAAATGAATTTCTATTTTTTGAACAGGCTATTTGTGTAGGTGAAATTAATGCAATTTATGATGTAATCGTAGATGAATCTAAATATTTAACAGATCCGAGTTTAGGCACGTATGGGAAACCGCAATATAATGCTAGCTATGACAATGAAGATTCACCTGAAGCGTATAAATGGATAGATGTAACAAAACCGCGAGCCGCCTTTAGAATAGATCTACATTATGCTACAGCTGAGGCAGTGGATCCAGCTGATCCCGATCTTGACCCAATACCTACTGGCTATGGTGTCGCTAACTCTATATTTACAGCTAATTTTGCTGATAGAAGAACAGCGACATTTACAGGAATGACATATGCAGCTTGCGTAATTAGACTTGATAAAGATGACCCACAATTTACTCAAACACCTAATCTGCAATTTTTAGTAGAAGGTAGAAAAGTACGTAAAATCAGTAGCGGTGGTCAGTTATTAACAGAAAGAGTTTACACAAATAATCCAGCATATTGTTTATTAGACTATTTAATGGATGAAACTTTTGGTGGAAGTGTACCTGTAGATGAAATTGATTTAAATTCTTTTTATCAAGCCGCTCAAGTGTGTGATACTGTTGTATTTGAGAATGCAATCGCAGGTGGTCGTATTTGGAATCCCTCAGAACCCGGCTCACGTAATGGAGAAGATGGTAACGGAAAACGCAATGTACGCTTATATGAATGCAATATCTTAATTGATACTGACAAAGCGCTTCGTACTAATGTTGAAGAGATATTAGCGACAATGTCTGATGCACGATTAGTTTGGTCACGCGGTCAATACAGACTATTATTGCAATACACAAATAACGCTAATGCTAATTTAACCGTTGCGGCCACTTTAACAGATGAAGACCTTGTATTAGATCAAGATGTCGAAATAACATATCCATCTGCAAGTGACAGATATAATTGCTGTACAATTAAATTTCATAATGAATCTAATGATTTCAAACAAGATGCTGTAAATTGGCCACATAAGACAACTGACAGCACACTGCGGGGTTTTGGTGGAATTAAATATCCTCTTGCAGATTTCACATGGAAAGATGAAGGCGCTGGCCGTAGACTTCTAAATAAATACAGTGTATGGAATAGTACTACTAACCAGATTAATCAGGCAAATGATTACGGTCTTGTATACCACCTAATTGTTAATCCTCATAATGATGGCGATTATTGGAAATTAGACTGCTATGGTGATAATTCTATTGAAGTGAGAATTTATGCTGTTAATGAAGAAACTGGATTTAAAGAGATGTTGCCAGGATTCCCTAAGGTTGCAACATGGGATAATGGAGTAGGAAAAATAACTAACTTATTCTTACCCTCTTGGCATTTGTCCCAACCAAATTTAGAGCGTGTTGACAATGGCAGATATTACCGGATTGAGATAGATGGCGCCAGTGTTGGTAAGGAAAAAGGCGTAGCTGCTGTAATTTATAATGATACACGAGTACTTTGGTCTACACGCGAGATAGCGTATCAAGGCGTACAAAGACTTGATTATACAGATGAAATATATCAACAAATGAAGCAAGAAGATAATGGTCTTGAGTTAGAGCTAGAGACATCTTTTGCTGGAATTGTAGATTATTATCATGCCTTATCTAAAGCAGAAGAATTGGTTAAAACTAGTAGAACAGCTTACACAATTAAATTCAAGTATATCATTAGAAATAAATATTTAGAGCCTGGCGATTATATCATAATAGATAGTGAGACTTTAAATATTCGTTCATTAGCCAGTAATGTCCCTATTGGTGATCGTCACACTTACTTTAGAATTAACTCTGTAAAGATATCAGAGAGTAATACATGTGAAGTGGTAGCTCAAAAATTCCATTGGACGCAATTAGCGTGGACTGTTGCAGATGGTGAATACATCAGACCCACAAATAACTATTTAAAAGCCATAGCAGCTCCCAGCGATATAGCTTTATTTAGAGATGCTTACGGTCAAAATACATCAGGCACTTTAAGATGGTCGGGCGCTAATGAGCCTGATTTCCTTAGTTATATTATTTATATGTATGAAGGAGGTTCAGTAGTTGGTACAGCTACTCCAGAATTCCATGAAATTGGAAGATCAACTGTAAATGAGTTTCGACTGCCTAAGTTAAATGTTAGCAGTGCTATTTTTGCTGTAAGAACTCAGACTAGAACTGGTTTTTCTATTTACGGATACACTAGCACAACAGAAGCCGAAGTGTTTGATACAGACACATATGGTTTTTCTGGACTAGTATTCTCTAATGTTGCTAATCAATTATCTTGGACCGCTTTTAGCTTCTATAAAAATGGTACAAAAGTTATTGACATCAGTAGCGGTTCCTATACAACTAATGCAAACTCTACTGATACACTGTATATTTATTTTGACACAACATTAAGATTTTCATATGATATTAATAGTTTTAGAAATAAATATTTATTAGGCACTTATGTATTTGGTTCAATCGTAAAGAGACGGGATATTCTTGTTTACCCACCTAGCTTTATAAATATTTTAGGAAGAACTGATACAACTTTCAATACTAGAGATGCTGAAATTGTGTGGAGCAATAATGCTGAAGAGCCTATTCAACCTAGTCAATACTTGGTTCAAATTTTAGATACAAGTAATGTATTTAAAAAGTCTTATATAGTAACTACATCTTCATTTAAATTTACACATGATATGAATAAGGAACTGTTTGTAACAGCTTCCAGAATATTCAAAGTAAGGGTTTACAGTATTGATGCATTAGGGAATACTACTCAAGGTTATATTGAAGCTACTGTTGAGAATGCTGCACCATCTGTTACACAATTCAGTGTATCACCTAGCTTCAGAACAGCATTGGCTAAGGCAACCTTGGTATCAGACAGTGATATTACAAAGTATGTATTTAAAAAATACAGTCAAGCAGTTGGCGGAACGCCTGTAATTGTAGAGACACTAAACAACTATGCTAATATTGAAGCAACAGAAGGTGTTGACTATTGGTATACGGTTACTGTGCATGATGAATATGGCGCAGGTCCAGAGAGCGCTCGTGTATCAACACAATCAGTTAGTTTTTCTGGAACAATGAATACTGGTTCTATCTTTATCTATGCACGTTCAGCTACTCCACCATCTGTACCTAGTGTAAATGTTACATATACATTTTCTACTAAAGCTGTGACAGGGTTAAATAATAATTGGGCATTAACAGCTCCTACTGGTACTGATCAATTATATATGAGCATGGCGTCTGCATTATCTTCAGAGCCTACAGATACTATTTTACCTACAGAATGGTCTGTTCCAGTTAAATATGAAATTAATGCTGTTAATTACCGTAGTGCAATGGTATATGCGTATCAAAGGTCAGCTACAGTATTGACAACCAATCCTGGAGATGTTACATATGATTTTACTAGTAATGCTATTACTACAGCTAATCTTTCTAATGAATGGTTGAAAGCTATTCCTAGTGGTTCAGATCCGTTATATATTATAACAGCTATTGCTAATAGTCAAACCAATACAGACACCATATCTGCAAATGAATGGTCTACACCGGTAATATTGGCTAAAGATGGTGCTAAAGGTGAAAGTGGTTTAAACTCTGCTGTATTTGGCATTGATAATGCATCTTCTACGTTTAATAAAAATGCTGCAGGAGTTCTTAGTCCGGCAACTGGTATCGTATTAACTACTAGTTATCAAAATATAACTGGAACTATTACATATCAATGGCAAAAGAATAGTACAAATATTAGTGGTGCTACAAGTAGTTCATATACTGTACCTACAACCGATTATGCTAGTGTAACAACTAATGCGTATAAATGTATAATTACAGGAACGGTAAATGGTGCAGCTAGTTCATTAAATGACACAATAACAATCCCACTATTAGTTGATGGTTCATCTTCACCTGTAGTCGTTTTGTCTAATGATAATATTACAGTACCTGCCCCTAATACTGGCTATGCCGGAATTAACTTCAGCAGTGCTGGATGTTCTGTACAAGCGTATATTGGTACTAATGCATTGACTTATAGCGCAACAGGTGGCGCAAATACATTTAAAGTAACATTGGCTACAACTGGTGTTACAGTTGCCGCTAATACAAATGCAAGCATCCCTGCTCCAACAGCTATGTCGGCTGATGTAGCATACACAGATGTCACTGTAACAATATATGATTCAAGCAATACTGCTCTGACTCCAATAGTGCAGAGAATTACGTA